AGATACCGCAATGCGCATCTACAAGTATTACGCGCGGCACGCGCCTGTTGACCCCAAGGGCATCAACTTCCATAACCGTAAGCGCCCTTCCAAGGGCTACATAATGTGGAAGCTGATGGGTGGCAATAGCGGCCACCAATGGAGTCGTAAGCTTGAGAAGCAGATAGCCGTCCGGACAAAGGGAGTGTTTAAATTAGTGGCGGAGTTGAAGGGAAGTACCGATGGCTTGGTATGACCGCATCATAGGCCGCAGCCCGCAGCGCAAGGCGTCGCCGCTGGAGTTGTGGCAGCAGACGTTAGACTCTAATATTTTGAAGGAGGCGCGCACGCCCGTCTATTCTGGCGTGACGCCCGACAGCAGCTATCAAGAAGCGATAATGCCGACCATTGACCAGTTTTACCTTGAGGATTTGGCAGACAGGTACTCGCATCTTCGGACGGTTATCGGGCGTATTGCCTCGCAGTCCGTGGCGAAAGGCTGGGCATATATTGACCGTGGTGGCGGCGAAAAGGAAGACCGCACGCGACTGGCGCGCTTGCTGGCCGACCCCACGAATGGTGCGGCAGACATAACTGGCGTGGAACTGATGAAGGCGATGATACGTCAGGTTGAGATTTTCGACGATGCGTGGGTTAGCATCGTCTTCGATTACGTCACGGACGAGAGTGGCGCCATTACTGGTCGTGTTGTGAAGGAACTGTGGGTGGAGGACGCCAAGCACATGAGGTTCAACGTGGACGAGTTCGGCCGCTTCCGTGATGATGAGATGTTCGACCCCGTTACGCGGGAGTTTATGGAAGGCACACATAACAAGGAAACCGGCACGAAACTGGTGCCGATGACTTACTTCTATGATTCAAAGGGCGACAAGATACCGTTTGCCCGCGATGAAATAATTCATTTCAACAAGTATTCGGCCTCGGCGCGGCTGTATGGGCAGTCCCCGATTATCGGCCTTTCAAATAAGATAGAGACTGCCTTGGCGATAGAGGCGTGGCAGAAGAAGATATATCGGCTGGAACGGCCTCCCAAGGGCTTCCTCGACGTACCGGGCCACGATGAGGAGTCACTGAACCGACTTGGCGAGTATATTGCGGAAGAGACGCGGCGCAATCCTAACTTCATCCCCATAATAAGCAGCCGCGATGCCAGCACCACCGCCAAGTTCATTCCAGTAATGCCGAATATGGACGAACTGATGATGCTGCCCTATATGGAACGTATCAACAGCGACATCAACGCCTCTTACGGTGTGATGCCGCTTATCGTCGGTAACATACAAGGTGTGGGTGGGCTTAACAGTGAGGGCGAACAGGTAACTATCTTCGACCGTACCATCCGCGAAACGCAGCGTATGGTGGAGGAGGGCTTCTTCAAGCCGCTGCTGAAGCTTTTAGAGATTAACGCTTGGGCCATCCGTTTCAACGACATCAATGAACGCAATGAAACACAGCGCCTCAACAACCTTCAGGTTAAGGCCAACATCCTTACCTCACTCCAGTCTGCGGGCGTGGAGGTGGACATAGATGAGAATGGCGAACTGGTCTTCCCAAAGACCCCGGAGGTGGTGCGTCAGGATTTTCCAAGTCCTTCCCCGGTGTCGCCGGAGGCCGAGGCGCCAAGCGAACCAGCGGTTATATTGAAAGAGTCGCCCGAGAACTCCGAAGTGTAATCCGCGAAGAACTCAAACCGTTAGGGGCAGTACGGACAGAGGCCGATTTGCGCGCATCAGTAGATGAGTTCAGTGTCTTACTGGCGCAAAGGATGAAGGCGGCAGTAGATGACGACATTACCAACGCCTTCAATCACGGTGTTACAAGTGCCTACACGGAATTGCGCGGTACAGAAAACAAGGTAGAGATAGATACAGAAGATAAGGAATTGGTACGCAGTCTTCAGGGCGAACCCCACTTCTCACGTAGTTACAATAGCTACCAAGGCGATTTGCGTGAGTCCCTCCAGCGCACTATCTCGATTGGTGTAGCCGATGGACAATCTATGTCGCGGATAGTGGCCGAGATGGGGAAGACAGCTAATTTGCAGACATACCGGCTGGTACGGCTGGCCCGAACAGAGATTAACAACATCTATAATGAGGGGCGTCTGCGAGGCTATTTGAAGGGCGAGAAAGAACTGAAGCGGCAGTTCAAGTACCGGCTGATAGTTATGCAGGACAGGCGCACCTGCCGGGCGCATCAGGAGTTAGCAGCGCGCGTTCCCGGCAATGGGCTGATACTGAATGACCTGATACAGATTCAACAGGAAGTAGGAAACCGCTATGGGTTATCTTTAAAGGGCCATTCCCTTTTGCATCCTAACCAGCGCACGGTACTGGTGAGGGCATAGATGGGACACTCGCGTTGTCAGAAGTGCTTGCGGGGGGCGATGACTGTGCATATTGGCACACACGGCCTCTGTAATGAATGTGAAACAGAACGGGCTTGGAAGAACAGCAAGCGCGTTACGACGCAACAGCGCTATGCCGCGATGCGGCACAAGCTGTTTATGAAAAAGGCCAAAGAGTACCAGAAGCGCATTGCGAAAACACAAGGGCGATAATGGTACTGAAGATGAAGGTGCGTAATGCGCCCGAGGTCGAAGCTGCCATCGGAGACTTACCGGAGATAATCAAGGAGTCCCTTAACAACGCTATGTTCACTATGGGGACAGATATACAGCGGGCCACTGAAGAAAACCTTTCTCGCCCTTACCCCAAGGGACCGAAAAGCAAGCGCAACCTTGCGCAGAGTATCGAGATGGAAAGCGACCGTGAAGCCCGCCGTTACGAGATTGGCAGCCGCCTGAAGTATGCCAAGCACATTGAGTTCGGCACCGGGCCGCACACCAGTTCCGCAGGCAAAGCCGAGTTCGAGAGAAGCCTGCGGGATTGGTACAACTACGTCAATCCCGACAGAACGTATGGTGAAGTCAAGCAGTCCATCATTGACCGTGGTCTTCCACCGCGACCGTTCCTGCGGCCAGCCTTCGTGAAGGAACGCGATAACTTCCCTATCGTATTTGCCGATGAACTGATACGGCTGTTGCCTCCATCTATCAAAGCGTAATGGCGTGTGGATTAGGGGCTAAAACGTCCACCAGAAGCAGAACCGACTTGTTTAGCATATAAAGTATTCCGGAAAGAGAGTAGTGTTTATTTATTCTGCCATCCCCTGACGGTCGTGGCAGTCGCAGAAGAAACGGGTTGGCAAATCTACCGGCCCGAGTGGTATAACGGCCGCGTAATGGAAACATTCATCTCATCTCCTGTCGTGGACAAACAGGGCGACCTGATACCCACGAAGACTATCAAGGAGGCGATGGATTTCTATATGAAATATG